ATGAAGTAGTACCAAAAGAGCATTACGAAAACCTGAAAAAGGCTCTTCAAGAAGCAAGAATCAAATCGAAAACCGAAATAGAATCTTTACGCAGACGGTTAGAGGAATATGAGAAGACCCTCTCCGAGTTTCAATCCTCGGTTAAAAAAGATGAGTTTGAGGAGCTCTTCAAAGATTATTCCGATGAAGACGTGATAACCGTTGCTGGTGTAAAGAAGATTCTTGAGGTTCAAAACAAAAAACTTCAAGAGAAAGAAAAACAGTATGAGCAAATGGTAGCGGCAGTCGCTACAAATATTGCCGAAAGCATGTTCAGGGAAGCTCATCCTGATTACGATGAGATTGTTTCCCCATTTCTCGATTTACTAAAAGACAAAAAATTTTTGGACATGATAACTTCAGAGGGGATGGCAAAAGCACCTAAAAAGTTCTATGAATACTGCAAAAAAAAGATGCAGGAGGATACAAAAGAGGATTTTGAAGCTGAGAAAGTAGGGGCAACCGAACTACCTTCCCAGATAAAGGGGCCTGCTACTATGAGCAAAAAATCCAAAACCGAGTCTTCAAAGACTGATTTTTCAAAACTTTCACTCGAAGAAAAAAGAAGGATGAGATTGAAAGAAGAAGACTTTGATAGACTCTGGTTAGATATGATGGGAAAGAAATAAGTTCGGTGTCGTTGACATCGTGGCAAAAACCAATTTTAAGAAAACGGTCTGAGTGATATGGCTACTGGAGTATCTGTTTTTGGTAGTGATTTGACTGCTAAACAGTGGTCGGAAGCTACAATTCTGCTTGCCGAAAAGTACTCCAATATTCAGAGATTTATAGGCGAAGGTCCAAATAACATAATCGAACGAAGAACTGACCTGAACAAAGGTAAAGGGCAGACCATTGAGTTCGACCTTCTCAAGAAAGCTACTGGCGACCCAATAATTAATGAAGAAGAGCTTGCTGGTAATGAAGAGAAGATGGAATTCGTCGCCGATACTGTAAAGATTGCAGAGATGGCTTTCGCTCGGAAAAAGTATGGTAAATTTGAGGACATAAAGTCCAAAAAAGACCTGCTTTCTCTGATGAAACAGCATCTTGCAATTCAGATTAGAGAAACTTATGATAGTTATATCATAAGGCTTCTCTGCGGTGACACAACTCTGGATAAAGGAGACGGAGCATGGAGGGGTACCGCACCTACGACCTACCGTAAACTTTACGGTGGTGACTGGGACGGTGCAAGTACTCTTGATTCTGGTGATGATTGGCTCAGAGTAAGAGATATTTCCCGTGTTAAGACTTACGCACGAGTTAGTTGTGGCATAAGTCCAATAATTGTGGATGGTGTGGAAACCTATGTTATGATTCTACACCCTTACCAATGGGAAATGATTAGAGCCAAAGACCCAGATTACAAGAATGCCATGCTGTATGCCGAAGAAAGAGGAAAAGAGAATCCTCTGTTTACAGGTGCTATTCAGGGTTATTGGGATGGTGTGGCTATTTTTATAAATGACCACATTATTCAGAACTCGACATACACCGATGCTCGAAGAGGACTTTTCCTCGGAGCACAAGCAGGCATGTTAGCATGGGGTGAGGGTCCTTACGCTGGCGAGCAGGATTACGATTATGGAAGGAAAAAGGGCATTTCAATTTCGATGCTCTGGGGGTTCAAGAAATCCGTTCTTGGACCTGATAATTTCCAGAATCCAAGCTCCTACAACCAGGATTATGGTGTGATTGCTGTTGACTCCTACGCCGTTGCTATAAGCGGTCTTGCCTCAGATACGGAGTATTAAGCTATGCCAATACCATCTGGTTCTTTTTCTACGAAAAAGATTATGGCTTGTCTTGGTGGACTGTATCGTATTGTCGCAGGTACAGTGTCTATTACTGCCTCCGCAGGCGGTGCTGTGGACGTAGATACAGGGCTTAATACTGTGTTAGCCGCTGTTGGGTGTGCAAAAGATGCCGACCAGGGTGCAGGAGATATTGCCTACGTTACCATTGATTTTGGTAGCGACGGGCTTCTTGATATCTACTGCTGGGATGATGCTGGTGTAGCGGCAACGAGTGCAGGCACTGTGATGATTATAGCAATCGGTTATTGAGCTAAGCAGTCCAGAAGACAAAGAACAATTCCCATGGCAGGAGGGGTTAAACTCCTGCCTATTTATAAAAAAGAGGTGCTATATGGAAAATCTTGGTTATATTGTATCAGCAAAAAGATTGCATGCTTTTGGAAAGCTTGCTGATAGTGTTGAGGATTTTCTGGATGCATGGTATCATAATAGAGAACATGCTGAACCTGGTGATATTATACCTCTTATTGAGAAGATGAGAGTAGCATTTTCAGATTTAATGGACATTGTTGAAGAAGAATGTCCAATAGGCGATATAACGGATTCAATTAAGAATATAGCAAAGGAGGCAGAAAAGAATGCATCAGATTGATTTACAACAACTTGAATTTATTGATTCTAAATTAAGAACAATAATGAAAGAAATTGAAGAAAAGTTTGGCTCAAAAGTTATTACTTCTCTTTATAGGATAGGTGACACTGGTCCTCATGGCACTTTACCTTTAAGAGCTATTGACATAAGGTCTGAAAGTGAAAAGATAGATGGAAATATAGTTGAATTTATAAATAAAAATTGGATTTATGATGAAAAAAGACCTCTGATGACATGTGCTTTAAGGCATGATGTCGGACAAGGCATGCATATTCATATTCAAGTATCCCCTAATACCCGAAGAGTTTCAGCAAAGGATTTATTAAACAATTCTGATTGTAAAGATAAATGATAGCTCCTATAAAACAACTGAAAAAGTCTGAAATTGAGTGGCTAAGTGAACATAGATGCAGACATAGTCACACTTATCTTGAGCATTATAATTGTTTCATTGAGGAAAAACCTGAAGATTGTCCATTTTCAGAAGAAGTAGGATTTTTTGATATTGAGGCATCTAATTTTAATGCTGATTTTGGATATTTATTAAGTTATGCTATTAAAAGAAAAAATGGTGAAATATACGGGCGGGCTTTAACTGGAAAAGAAATAAGAAACTATGTTTTTGATAAAGAGCTTGTTCAAGAATGTTGTAAAGATTTAAGAAGATTTCATAGAATAATAGTTTATTATGGTACTGATTATCGATTTGATATACCATTTTTAAGGACAAGAGCTATAAAATATGGGCATGAGTTTCCACTTTATAAAGATATATATGTACAGGATGCTTATAGTCTTGTCAAAGCAAAGTTAAAACTTCACAGAAATAGACTTGAGTCTGTTTGTATAGAGTTTGATATTCCTGCAAAAGAACATAAATTAATTCCCGATATATGGCAAAAAGCAATGGCTGGACACGATGAGTCATTGCAATATATATGGCTTCATAATAAAGAGGATGTAATATCTCTTGAGAAGTTATGGATTAAATTAGAATCCTATACTTTAAAAAGTAAAAGGAGTATTTAATGGAGGTAAATATGTTTAATGAATTGAAAAATATTTTAGGAATATTGGAAATTATATGCGTAGATGAAAGGCTTGGTCACACTGGTAACGTTGCAGACCATCTTAATTATTTGTTTAAAAGATATAATGAAAAGGATTTTGAAAAATTAATTAAATTTATAGAGGATTTAGAAAATGAAAAGAAGGAACGAACGAATAAGAGTAGGTCTAAACGTTAAGGATGAATTTAGAAAAAAGAAGTACGAAAGAAAAAAAGCTAATTTAGATTCAGAAATTGACAAATTTATAAAAGAAAATCCTTTTAATTATAAAGTAATCTGGAGGGAAGATATAAAGGGGGAAGATATTGATGGATGGAAAAAGACTAAGGGAAATTTTTCAGACACAATTTGATAGATGTTTAAAAGTAACTTTTAAAAAATCAAGTATTTATGCTGAAAAAGAAGATAGATTAAGTAACTTTTATAGAGCTGGTGATTTAAACAAAGAAGAGCCTGAAAAAGCTTTATGGGGCATGGCTTCCAAACATGTTATAGCTCTTGCAGATTTTATTAATGATTTGAATAATGGTGTGATAAAACCAAGAGAAGAATGGGAAGAAAAAATTACAGATATAATTAATTATCTTGTACTTTTAAAAGCTTTACTTGAGGAAAGGGGGATTTAAATGAAAAAAAGATTATTTGTTGATATGGATAATACAATTACAGATATAAGCGATGGAGCTACAAAGTGGTTTAATGAAAAGTTAAAAGAAAGACAGTTTAATAACAAATATCCTACTACACTTAATTCTAATGATATTGTAAAATATAAATTCTGGGAAAACTATGGTCTTGATGAAAACATAGGTAAAAAGCTTACTGATGAAATGTTCAACACAGAGCATTTCTGGTATGATTTAGAACCTATAAGAGATTCTATAAATGTTTTGCGGGAGCTCTCTAATGTTTATGATATTTATATAGCAACGAGACCTATTATAAATGATATTTGTATTCCTGAAAAGATAGAATGGCTAAAAGTACATTTACCATTTATACCTCTTGAGAATGTTATATTTGTATTTAATAAAGGTATCTTAAATGGTGATTTTCTTATAGATGATGAAATCAACCAATTATTAAACTTTTCTGGACGCAGAATTTTATTCTGCCAACCTTATAATCGAGAAAACTTAACTTTTACACATAATCTTTTCTTTATAACAAATAGCTGGATTGATATTAAAAATGTTTTAATGGAGGCAGCAAATGGGGTTATTTAAATCAATAGGTAATATTTCTGAAGCTATAAAAAATGTTACAGATATAATTGATGAAGCAGTTGTTGATAAAGATAAGCTAATAGAGATAAAAGCAAAACTTGCGGAACTTGAAAATGAAATAATAAAAAGTGCACAGGAAACTTATAGAGCGGAATTAAATGCTCCTATGGACTTCAGGACTGTTCAGCGACCTCTGTGGAGTTTTATCTGTGCATGTTGTTTTACTATTGAGGTAATTAGTTTTGTAATAAGTTATTTTATGAAATATCTTGGTGTACCCAATGTAATTGAGCCTATGATTTTTCCTTTACCTATAAATGCTGTGATTACAGCTGTCGTTATGTTTTATTTTGGTGGTAGGATTATAGATAAAAATAACTTAAGCAAACTTATTTAGGAGGAAGCTTAAAATGGCCGTAAAAGTCAGAAAAAGAGGGGAAGGCAAAATAGGTGAAAAAGTAAAAGCGCCAGGGGGAAAATATATTCATGAAAGAAAAGCTACACCGAAAAAGGGAGCTAATTATGTAACCATTAAAAAGGGTGGAAAATTAATAAGATTGATGGAAGTGTCTGGAAGAACAAAAAAGGGCAGGAGGAAGTTTGTTGCTCAAGCTGTACTTTCTCCTGTTAAAGGTAAGAAAAAGAAATGAGGAGAATATATATATGAAGAGAAATGATACAAAAATTACTGAAACTGAAATGTATAATCTTGTGTGCAAGCAAGAGTTTGCGTGGATTAGAGAGCAATTATCCAATCATATTCCTACATTAATACGAAATAATTTCTGGCAGATGTTAGGTATAGCTTTGGGGCTTGTTAGTTTAGTATTTGTTATTGTGAGGTATATAAAATGACTTTCGCTGAATTAAAGAATAGAGTAGCTGTGGTTAATCTTGGTCGGTCTGATAGTGAAACTTTAGATAAGGCAGGAGAAGCTATTAATTGGGTTTTATGTGAGTATTTACCTATAAAAGGTTTAAAACCATTTTTAAAAACAACTGATTTAACAACCACAGCCGAACAAGAATATATTGATTTACCTGGAGATTTTTCTGGATTAAAAATAGCTCAAGTTTTACAGGATGATGGTAGTTACAGTACGATGTCCGACATGATGTGGGAAGATACAGAAAATAGTGATACGGGCGAGCCTTCATATAAGATGATTCTACCTTCATCTACGGGTTGGAGATTATATTTACGACCTATTCCTGATGATGTTTATACAATTAGAATATGGTATTATGCAAAACAAACAGAACTTACTAATGATGATGATGAACCTATATTGAGTGTAATTTATGGTGATGGACCTATTATTTCGGGTGCTACGTGGAGATTAGCTGTAGAACTTGAAATTGAGTCAGCTATACCTAAATGGGAACAAATTTTTCACCTTGTAGATTTGCCATCTTTATTACAATGGCAGGAAAGCTTTAGTTTACAAGGATATAAAAAGTATTCATGGTTAGATAATCCTTATAAATAGGAGGCGAAATAATGGCTACTTGGAATGAAACAAATCCTGAAAATACAGATTCAGCTGGGTATGGTGCTGAAGAAATACGTAATTTAAAGATAGAAGTACGTAAAAGAATGAATCATCTGGTAACAGACTGGACAGTTGACCCAGATACCACTACTGTAGAATTAAAAGATAGTCTTATAAAAACAAATAATATAAATAATTCTGCTATTAATTCTGATAAAATAGCTACTGGTGCTGTTATCGCCGATAAAATAGCTGCTGGTGTTGTTAATAATGAAAAATTAGCTATTGGTGCTGTTGGTTCACAAAAACTTGCTACAAGTGCGAGTTTTTCTTCTGCTATAACAAGATATAAAAGTTACAGTGCAGCAAATTTTGCTTATACAAATGGTACTTTTACCGATGATTATACAACTGTGTGTGGTCAAAATACAAATACTACAGATAATCGTGAAGGAATTACAAACTTAGATTTACCTCATGGTGCAATAATAACAGAAATGCGTTTTTATGGAGCAGGTCCCTATGGTTCAGGTCGAGAAACAAAATTATATTTAAGGTATGCTTCTCGTTCTGCTACAAGCTGGACTAATATAGCAAGTTTAGTTTTAGATGATAACACACCGCAAGAAGTATCAACTTCACTATCACATACTATCGACCACCAAAACTATATTTATCAATTATATTTTAAAATAGAAGCTCCAACTGTTACAGGTTCTGGCAAAGAAGGATATATTCGTGGAATAAGATTAACTTATACTATTTCCCAACCTTTACCTTAAGGTAAATCAAAATGGAATACAAACCTTATATTGGATTCAAAGGAATATACCCAGATTTACCTACCGATTTATGTCCTGATACTGCTTTATTAAAAGGTTCACAAAATATTCGTATTAGAAACGGTATACTATGTGCAAAATATGGGTATGAAAAACTGCAATCGGAAGTTTTACGTGGTGTACCGTTGTTGTTTCATGAATATCAAAATTTAGCTGGAGAATCTACTTTTTTATGTTTAACTAAAAAAGATGTACTTTACTGGGATAATACATATACAAAATGGAAATATTTGACACCTACTTATGCAACGGGTACAGTGAGTTGTTCTGGTGGTACAAGTGTAACTGGTACAGGTACATCCTGGGTAACAAATGGAATAGAACAGGGTGATGAGATTGGTTTTGAAACAACTAATCCTGATAATGTGACTACCTGGTATGAAATAGCATCTGTAAATAGTGAAACATCTTTGACATTAACTGCTAATGGGCCTGTTGTTTCAGGTGTAAGTTATGTAATAAGAAAAGTTTATCATGCTGATTATAACAATCGATGGTCAGCTGTTAACTTTTATGATGGAAGTATAGGTGCAAATATATGCGTGATGACAAATGGCAGTGATTATCCTATATATTGGAATGGTAATATAGCAAATAAATGTGCTGATTTATCAGGTGGTCCACCAAAAGCTAAATATGTAGCTTCATTTAAAGGAAGATTATTTTTTGCAAACATTTTGGATGTACAAAGCGGAAAAGTTGGTACAGAATTACCTTACACCATAATATGGTCACCTGTTAGTGATGCTGAAATATGGACTTCAGCTGGTGGGGCGGGTTATCAGGAATTATATGATACTGAAGGTGATATAAAGTGGGTTATTACTTTTGGTGAATATCTTGCAATAGGAAAAAGTGATTGTATTGTGTTAATGCGTTCTACGGGTATGACTGATATACCTTTTGAACCTTATTATGTTATAAAGAATAAAGGAAGTTTAGCTTCTTGCGTTAATGCAATTCCTGGTGCTCTTTTATTTATAACAAATGACGATATAGTTTTGTTTGATGGTACACCTGCCTTAAAAAGTATAGCTGAAAATAAAATAAAGGAAACGTTTTTTGAAGAAGTATCGCTTGAGTATGCATATAATTTTGTATCTCTTTATTCAAAAAAATATAATGAATGGATTATTTGTGTACCTACGGAAGGTAATACAATACCTGATAAAACCTGGATATATGATTTATCTTCTGGTGAATGGACATGTGATAATAAAGGTTTTATAGCATTAGGAGAATACAGCATAGAACCTACAACTACATGGGAAAACTTAACATTAACTTGGGAAGAGCTTTTAGCAATTGGAAAAACATGGGATAGTTTACTTGGTGTAAAAAAATTACCAAATATTATCTTTGGTAGTGATTCAAAATATACCTATATTGAAAGAGAATATTTAAAAACTGAAGATGATATAAATATAGAAGCTATAGCCATAACAAAAGATTATCTTTTAGCTGGTCTTGATGCTTTATGCAGAATACAAGATGTGTATATTCATTATAAAGGAACTCTAAGCTCAGATGATAAGATTAGTGTATATCTATCCGTAGATCAGGGTAATTCTTATGTAAACCCGCAGTATTTTAATGATAATGAAATTGAAGATAGATTAAAGAAAAGAACTACCTGGAATAATTCGGGCAGGACAGCAAGATTAAAGTTTATAGGTAGATATTTTAAAATATATGGATTTGAGTTTGGTTACTTGTTACAAGGAGTATCAAGATAATGGGAATAAGAGAACAATTACCAATTAGTGATGCTGAACGTTTTAAAGAAATGCAAGAATATGGTGCTCAGATAAATAAGATTATCACGAAAGGTATAAGACAGTTATCAGATAAAGATGGCGATACTCGTGTAACAGTTGAGCAAAATGCAGATGAAGATAAAGTTAGAATTTATACTAATGGTACTGAGATTGCTATTGTTGATAGTGATTTGTTTGAGATAAAAAAGCAATTAAAAATAAGCGGGGCTTCAAGGGTTAGTGCTTATAGAAATACTGCTCAGACAATACCTAATAGTACTCATACTACTATAATATTCAATAATGTTTCGTATGATAATCTTAATGAGTACAATGCGACCAATGGAAAATTTACAGCTTCAAAAGCTGGTTATTACTTTATTGCTGCACGTGCATTGACCGCAAATGTTGCATGGCCAAGTGGGAGTATATACCATATAGAGGCTTGTAAAAATGGTACTACCACTTGGATTGGTAGTAGACATACAGTTGAATATGCAGTAACTGAATTTGTGGATAGTGTTTTATCATGTTGTTTACAATTAAATGAAAATGATTATATTGAAATTAAAGCCTATCATAATAGAGGTTCTAATACTGATTTATGTGCTGATTCTCCTTATGTTCGTCTTTATATACACAGAATATCTTAGGAGATTAACATGATTACCATTTCAAATGGAAAAAAACAAATAATTATAAATGATGATGAAATAAAAATAGCTGAAATAGATTGTTATGATTTTATGGATTGGATAGAAAATGCTATTAGAGAAAAAATAAGAAGAGTTAGTGATAGCCTGATTCTTGAAAATACAGATAAGAACCCTTATAAATTGACCGAAAATGATAAAATGCAGATAATTAAAAATCTTGAATTAATATCTGCTAAAGAAAAATCAGAAATATTAGGAGGAGTATAATGGGTTTATTAGACTTTTTATTTGGTAAAAAACAAAAGGTGTCATATCTTGGTGCACCTGAATTAAGGGATATATATTCTCAAGTAAGTGGTTTAAAATTACCAAGTATCATGGGTCAACTTGGTAATGAGACATTGATGGCTGGTTTAAGAGAATATATGTCTCAAGCTTTGCAACCTCAAAATGTGTATGAATCTGAGGCTTTTAAAAGATTTGAGCAGGCTACTATGGGTAAACTTGGAGAAGAACTCGGTGGGCTTGCTGGACAGCTTGCTTCAAGAGGACTTATTCGAGGTAGTGGAGCTGAGAATGTTTCAGCTCAAGCTATAACTGAAGCTCAGAGAAATTTGGCTAATCTTGGTTTTCAGGCACAACAAGAAGCTTTGCAAAGACAATATGGGCTTGCTCAATATATACCACAATTAGCTCAGCAAGATATAGCAAATCAGCTAAACTTACTTGGAATGCAAGGTAATCTTGCTCAGGCTATAAG